GGTGCCACAGTCATAGTCATTAGGTAGATTGTAGCCTTGCCACCTGTACTACGACATACTCCAAATCGTGTGCCGTCAAAACCAAATGCCACACGATTCTCTTGATTGGCTAATCCAACAAATTGCAAACTGCCTGCTACACCAGTAGTAAAGGCTGCAGTAAATCTTGTAAGCACACCCTGCCCCGGACGGTAACGGATAAACCTCCTAGAGCGCAGTAGACCATAGCCTCCTTGTGTAGTTCCAGATTGAACACGAAATATCTGTGCGTTTGATCCAGCTGACGATCCTGTCCCATTGGTGTAAAGTTGTATAACGTCTGTAGTAGTTCCGTAGATAGCATCTAACTGAATAACAGCAGTAGGCGATATAGCTAGTGGTTCACCAAACGAACTTACTTGCCCTGCAACTTCCGGGCCTGCTAGTTTAGAAACAACACGAATCGTAGGTTTACCTGCAAGATCATACTCCATTGCTTTATGCAAGTTGAGTAGATTAGTTTCTTGAGGATGTATGTAATTTGTTGAATTTAGTCGTTGATCTAATCTTCCACTATGGTGCTCGGGAGTGTATAGTTGACCTGTATTTTCGCCTGCCATTTGTAATCCTTTATGGTCCTGGTGGAGTATCTACCCAAGGACGGCCTTCTATAAGACCCCCTGGATTAGGATTGTCAACAACTACATTGCCACTGTAGTATGTCGGCAATTCTGAAATATCATAATAAGGTCTACTATTACCTAATTCTAATCTTTCTAATTCTGACAGATCAAGTTTAGCAACCTGTCTATCTTCTAATGTTGTAAGCCTGGCTATTTTATTTGCTGTCCTTAGTTCTGAATCTTCTACTATATTATAACTTGCTAATGTGTTTGCTGTGTTTAGTTCTTCATTATTAAAAACTAGACTAAACCAACTAACATTACAACTAGTTGATGATTCAATTGTATTTTTTAAATCACCAACTGTATCTGTATCATCTACAGTATATGGGTCAAATTGTGCCGCATTCAATAAACTTTGAACTGTAATGTTTATGGTAGTCATTATTACTCCTTAAACTGCAGTCCAGGATATAATGGAAAGGTCGCTGTTTTTAGATCAGCCGGATGTTTGGGTCCGTTAACGCCGCCTGCTATATCTTTAATAAGATAATCTACTGACGTAACCACAGGATCAGGACTATTAGATAAGTTGTTTTGGCAATCAGGGCAATCACAATCTGAACTGCACCCACAGTCACTCGTTATTTCATTATTCGCCCCGTCTAGATTATCAATTAAATCTAGTATATCTCTTATAAATTCAGTAGCTCTCATAGTTATATTTATCTACCCTACCGTTCCTAAGTCAGGATCAGTATCCCAAGGATCCGTTTGTCCTGCTTTAAATTTAGGCTTACGTATTTTATCGGGATCTAATGGAGTCGCATTTGGATCATCTTTTGATGGGTCGTAGAGTTTGGGAGCTTTTGGCATTTGCCCAAATATTTTCACGTGTCGCTTGTAATCATCCCATGTGTCACCTATCTCTTCGGGATCTCCTTTAAGATCATTTGGAGTTCTACCATAAAACTCTTTACGTTGTTGCATCTTTTTAAAAGCATCCTGCATCTGCTTAAGTCTAGCATCATCTTCATTTAGTATTTCATGTATTCTCATAATGGTTTCTCACCTGTCATATATGGGAGACTGAACCATAACTTAAACCATTCAGGAGTGCCCGGTTGTATATTATGCTTCTTCATCATTTCTCCCTTCTCTGTACCTGTCACACTCATATTCATGCCACCAAGTGGACTCATGTTTGGTAACCCTGCAAGTTTTTTAAGCTCTTGCAGGGTTGTTTCTTTAGTTTCAGGAAGGTCTACTGATTGTAACTTAGTGTAACCATTCATTAACTGTGCTTGTTTCCATACATCAAAGGTCATGATGTATTTAGCACATTACTTAACGTCTAATGGTCTTCTTTTAGTAGCTAGAATTGCGTAGTATTTCTCTCTTGCTTTGACAGGATTGCCATCGTCATCAGTTCCAACAGTCAAATCAAACTCAATATTGTTGAATTTCTCAACATCAAATCCTGTACGTACAAGTAATGCTGCTAATTGACTTGATCCCAAAATGCTATAGTGATTAGGATTGTTTTCGTGCTTTCTATCACAATCTGGTGCGGGCACTTCAATGTAAATTGATGCATTTTGTTTTAGTAAACGATTGTATTCCATCAAACTAAAGATAGGGTATGGACTATGTTCTAATGCATGTCGTAGAAATATAAAATCTACGCTTTCATCATACCAACCATCTTTCTGTGGGATAAAGCTTAAATCATATGCTTTAATTGTATGACCTTTGCTTTCGCATAGTTTAATATCTTCAGGACTTAGTGTTACCCCAGTCACGTTAGTATATTCACGTGTTTTCATTTCATCTAGGAAGTAACCAGGTCCACAACCTAAATCAAGAATGACTGCATCTTTTGCCATTTCTAATGGATCAACATATGCTTCAACTACTTGAGTTGTTAATGATTTATGAAAGCCGCTTTCGCCCTCAGCATAGATATGCGAGGCGTATAGCCATTCATTGTAAAATTTGAGTTTGATTAAGTCAAGGGTGTTGTTAATATCTATCATACAAATCCTAAAAAAGTATAAACTTACTTATTCAAGATTTGATGTGTATATTATTTTCCAAACCCTTTGAATGCTTGAACTGGGCTAGATTTATTGGTAGTATCTAATTCCATACTACGTAAATTACCATGATTAGAGTCTTTTAATTTAGAACCAATTGATTTTGCTGCTTGTTTCATCATGTCTTGTTCTAGTTTTGTGTATGGTTGGGCAGAATTATCTTTACCTATCCAACTTTCTGCATCAACTGGTAGTAGACTTCCTGATCCATCTGCCATAGCTACAGCCATCATCATACGATTTAGTTCATACATTCTATCGTATCCGTCAGGATCACGAAATAGGTCAACTCCAACTGTCGCTTGTTTCTGACGTTTGGTCATTTTACCTCTTTTCTTCTGCTCTACGATAAATTCTTTTGCTCTCATTAGGTATCAATCTTATATGAAATGTTATGTGTGATAGTGGCACTTACGAATGGGGACACAATAACTCTAACACTATTTGCGGATACATCCATATCGTATGTTGTTACTGCGTTTCCAGATATTAATGTGTTAAACGCAGTAAAAGAAACATTCGCTCCATCATTACTCAATGACGCAACCAGTGTTACTGTTTGACTATTGTTACTATTTGCTTCTCTGCTAGTCAAATCAAATTTTCCTGCACTAAATTGACTTGTTGGTACTGCATATATTGCTATCGGTGAAGTTGTGTTTGTTATAAACGTATGAGTATCAATAGTCGTGTTAGGACTTGCACCATAGTTTATACCTCCTACAACTATATCTGCTTTAAGCGAGGGGAACACTGCAACATTAAAGTTCATAATGTTTGCATCTTCGGTGATGTTTATGTTACCAATGTTTAAAGCATTAGGACTTAAATATAGATTACCTACTTGTCTAACAGGATCTCCAATAGTCATTGCATCATCTACTAGTGGCATAATATTTGCCCCTATATAGAAGTTGCCCTCATCATCATTAAAATTTAGGTTTGTACTTGATGAAAAAGAGTTTGTAATTACGTTTCCATTGACTGAAACTAACTTAAATTGAACATCCCCATTTGATCCGGACGGTGTAAGATTACTCGCTACTGCAAAATTATTATTGATTTTGATGTATGCTACACGTAATGGATCACCTGATCCGTCGTTTGGAAGTGAACCTACATTAATTACTTCATATGCCATTTCAGAGTCCCGTTTATCTAGTATTTATGCCCAAGATAAATAATAGACTATGAAAAAACTACTCACTATCCTATTATTAACATACTCAGCTAGTCTTTATGCTGCTAAAACTCCCCAAGGAGCTACATATGATGCGCAGATCCTGCGAGTTAGCGACGGAGATACAATCGTTATTTCTGCCCCCTTTCTTCCTGCCCCATTAAAGCCTGAACTCGCAGTCAGAATTTATGGAGTAGATACCCCTGAAAAGGGACATCGTGCCCAGTGCCCCAGTGAAAATGACAGGGGACTAGCAGCATCTAAATTTACAACAAACGCTGTCGCAAAATCTGTGAAACGTCAGGTTGTATTATACGGTTGGGATAAGTTTGGTGGCCGTGTGTTAGGAGATATACTACTAGACGGTCAAAGTTTACGTTCTATGTTAATAGCTAATGGATTTGCTAGAGAATACTTCGGAGAAGCGAAACAAAGCTGGTGTAATTAATTACTTACCAGCGTTTTCGTAGATGTTCTTCTGTATTTGATACCAGTCTTGCCAGCCCCTAGCGATAACTGCACATTCGTAATATAATGTGTAGTTATTAGCTACATTAGTAGCAATCTCACTTAACTTAGCATCTTCTTTAACCTGTGATAATGCAGGGCACTTTGTCATTAGCATATCAGGTGCATCAGGAAACTTAGCTTTTACGGGCACAGTAGTAGAACACCCTGTTAATAACAACATAGAAATAATAATTATTTTTTTCATTTGTTTGGCTCCTGAGCCGCATCATTTAATGCTTTATAGAATTCCTTAGGAATTTCGCACTGTCCTCCGGGCATGAATTTTGTATCGTATTTTACGATTTCTTTGTCAATATATTTTACAATATCACGACCACGTGTTTTAATATATTCTTTCTTTACTACTATTTTTTCAACCAATTTTACATTTTCCTGAGCAGACTTAGCTTCTGCTTCAGCCATTTTCTTTTCCATATCAGCTACTTTTAGTTGCCAAGCTTGTTCGTTAAGGATAGCACCTTCCATAAATATACCAAACGTCAGTAAGACAATTGATATGATTTGAATTGGTAATTTATACTTATTAACTAATGGAATAAAGGCTAGCAGGAATCCAGCTATAATTCCTATTACTCCTGCTAATGCTATTGAATGAAAGACCCAGTCGGGTGTAAATGATAATATCCACATTACTTAAACTTTCTTAACATTTTTTTCATTTCTTCTAATTCATCAACTTCTTCAACTTCTTCAACTTCTTCAGTTGTTGGTTCCGATCTAGTTAAGGATTTCAAAGCATTACTTGGTGTATATGCCTTTGTTGGTCCAAGCACTTCATCATCATCTGCAGCCTGTATAGCTGTCGCTACTTGATTGTTTGGCGTAGATGTTTTTGTTAAATCATTTACTGTAGACCCTAATGCATATGCTGATCCTAATCTTCCTAGGTCACCTCCTGCTGCATATGACAAGTTGGTTAAAGCTCCTTTGTAATTGCCTTTTGCTGCATCTATACCAGCATCTACTGCACCAACCATTCTTCTTCCGCCAGGCACAAAAGTACCTACCAGCTGTTTTCCTGCTTCAGTATAGTCCCCTCCCATGGCTGCCTTTCCAGCGCGGTATGCTGATTTAACTTGGCTTACTCCAGGGATAAAATCAGTTACTACATTCAGACCCGTTTTAACCGCTTGAGCGGCGTCAGGGTTTTCTTGGGCCCATTTTTGTGCTGCTTGCTGATTTCGTTGTGCATAGACGGGTGATTCTTCGTTTATTATATCTATGTATTGTCTAAAAAGTTTTGAATCGGACATCACAAATCCTTAATATTAATTAAGTATTTATGAAAGATTGAAATAGGTTACATCCTTTAACCAATGGTAATACTTAAGGAAACCCTCTTCTACGTTGATTTTAGGGGAATAATCAAAGTCTTTTATAGCTTTTTCAATACTTAATCGGCCACGCTTAGGAAAGCTTAAGTCTCTAGGGCCCACTATTAGTTCACCTTTACCCGCTAGTTTAATAGCAAGTTCTGCTGCTTGCTTCAATGTCCACATCTGATCCGCACTACGGGTGATGTTGTATATTTGATTTGTTGTATTAGGACTTAATGAAGCCTGAACAATACCCTCTGCTGCATCATCTACATAAGTAAAGTCTAATACTTCATCTGGTCCATTTACTTTTAATATTTGTCCGCGGATAGCCCCTAGAACAAATTTACTAACAACCCTATCTTCCACATCAAGTTCGCCGTATACAGCACTAGGACGAATAATAACGTGTTCAATATTAGTCCTGCGACTATAATCTTGTACAAGTTTTTCTCCCATAAGTTTAAAGATACCATACTGCCCTATGGGATTACATGGACTATCTTCTGTTACATCATGTTCAAAGTCTCCATAGACCATACTTGAACTGATATAAACAAATCTTTTTACATTATTCTTTATTGAGGCTTCTAATAGATTAGTAAGACCCTCACACATTACTCTAGCACCTAATGCAGGGTCAGCCTCTACTGCTTTTTGCCGTGGATAACTAGCACAGTGAATAACTAAGTCAGGTTGAAAATTTCTGAAAATTAAATTAGTATTGTGTATGTCAGTTATATCTACAATATAGTTTTTATACTTGCTAATCTTTAGCCTACGTGCATTTATTAAGGAATCAATTTGCTGCTGAGGTATAAAACCATAATTAGTATGATTATCAATAATAATAATTTCGTGATCATTTTCTAATTTACTTACAATATTGTGGCCTATTAGGCCCATGCCACCAGTAACTAGTATCTTCATTCGTATTTGAGTTTATAGTAGGTTAATTGTTCTTCAGTCATTTTAGTTGTAATAGTGTACTGCCAACCATATTCATAAAAGTTTCTGTTCCATGTAGGCTCAATAGTATTATTCATTACCCATTGACCCTTATCAGACTTTTCCCATTCACATAAAGTTTGTGCGGCCCATAAATCAGGATCTTCAACATCACTCATATTGAACTTATGAACTTCTACTATCATACTGCCATTGGAGCCTTTAAAGGACCATGGGATTGATAATCTTCTAAGTGTATATCTTCCATAGTAAACTTTGTAATGTCTTTAATATCAAAATTTAAAAACAATCTAGGCAAAGAATACTCTTCCCTTGTTAACTGTTCTTTCACTTGATCAACATGGTCTTTATAGATATGTGTGTCTCCCATACTGATTACAAGTTCGCCTACTTTTAGATTACATACTTGTGCAATCATATGTGTAAGTAACGCATAACTAGCGATATTAAACGGAAGACCTAAAAACACATCAACACTACGTTGATACATATGGCAGCTTAATTCATTATTCTTGTTAACATAAAATTGACTCATTACGTGACAAGGAGGTAGTGCCATATCTTCTAACTCAGCAACATTCCATGAGCTAAGTATATGGCGCCTGCTATATGGATCTTCTTTTAATTGAGTTATTAAAGTTTGTAGTTGATCTATAGCAACACGCACGGGTGGTTTGTCTGTCTTAACCCAGTCTCTCCATTGTACACCATATACACGACCTAAGTCACCTTCATATTTTGCTTTGTGTTTCCAATATGGTGCAAGTGCATTTGGTGTCCATATAGTAGCAACACCCTCACGTGTGCCGTGTGTTATTTCTGCAAGTCTGCGTTCGTCACTTGACCCTTCAATGAACCAAAGTAGTTCACCTACACATGCTTTCCAAGCCAACTTTTTAGTTGTGATGGCTGGAAAGCCCCTACGCAAATCAAAGCGCATACTACGTCCAAACACACTAATAGTGCCAACGCCAGTTCTATCATCTCTAACTTCTCCGTTGTTTAAAATATCTTCTAGTAAATCGTGATACTGTTTCATACTTTTTCCATAATAAAAATTATTTCATTACCAACTTTTTTAGATGATTGATATCCTAAGCTTATCACATAATTAAACAATTCGTCTATAGTATATCCATATTGCGTATTATGATTTAACACTTCAAATGATAACAGTGGTTTGCATCTTTTGATAGTGTTTTAGGCTCCCTGAATAGCGTATAGTTCATAACCTTCTATATCCAAATGAATTATACTTACATCATCTAAATTCAGATCATCTATTTTTAATGTAGGGATATTTCCAGACCCTTTAACCTTCCACGCACCACATTGTTTATCGTCTGTTTCATTTACAACATCAATTGTCTCATGTTTATTTCCCAGTGCTGCTTTAAATAAAAAAATATTCTCTGCGGTAGCACAATTAAGTGCTAGAGCAGAAAAATTTTCATTTGACGGTTCAAATACATAAACATTTTCGCAATCTTTAGCAAACTCTAAAGCATATATACCCATATTGCCACCTGCATGTATAACATTTTTAACAGGTTGATTAAACTCTTTTCTAGCTTGTATTAGCATTTTAGGTACGTGAATTTCAGCCATTGTCCAGTCATAACAAGTTTGACCAGTTACTGGACACCATAACCCATTTGGTTGCTGAAATAATTTACTCAATTATAATCCACTTAGTAATTTATCAGTTTCCGGTTGCACTGTCTCTGCAATACTTTCAATATTAAGTATAAATTCAAGATTTACAATGTCATCATCTAATTCATACAATTTTTTGTTAACTAATTCTTCAATATGATTAGGATCTAGTCCTTGTCTGATCAAAGAATTTATATTAATTGTATGCTGACGTTTGCCTCTTAACTTAAGTACTATCTTTTTTACGAATTGGATTGGGATTCTATTTTTTTCTACGCCTTCTAAAATATGTTCCCATTTATCAAAAAAATTAGGCGACATTCTTAACTTTTTTAGCTTTCACTGGTTTTTTTGCTGGTGCAACAACTGAAGGAGTCAATGACTTAGCTTCTTCTTTTAAACGTTTTGCTTCAGCTAACAATCCATTAGCTTCACGTTCCATTTTTTCTGCCTGCTCTAAACGTTGTTGCGCTAACGTTGAATCATCTAAAGCGCCAGGTGATGCTGTATTAGGTTGACCTTGATTACGCATTCTACGTGCTACATCAGCTGGATCTTGTAATCCACTACTTGCATCTATTTCTGCTAAACGCTTTACTGCTGCCTCTCCCAATGCCATCTCATCAAGAATCTTGTTTAATTCTTCTAATTTAATCTTTGTATTAGGTTGAGGGGTCATTACAACTTGTGAGGTTTGCATCTTTTTCAAAAGTCCTTCACTGTGCAATACTTGTAAGATTACCTTACCGTCAACAGTGTAACTTCTATTAAGTGCATCTGCTAAGTTCTCGCTGTTTTGTCCAATGTCGCTTTCTACACAGCGCATCAACGAATCATGCAAATGTGCATTTAATATTTCGGTGTAAACTAATAAACACATATGAGGTTCACCTGGAACCTCCCTAAATATTACAGCAACTTTTCTATCACCAACTTTACCAATGTGTCTCATGAAACTCATATTGTTCTCCTATAGGCTTATAAGCACAATTATTTAATTGTGAATACCTACTAGGAGATTTTTTATACGGATGAACTTGCCCAAAGTAATTCGTACATTGTAGCGTCTTTTTCATCTTCAAAAAACACAGAGCTAAGACCAGATAAATGTTTGTCCGTAGGGGCAAATGCGAAACGTCCTGATACCTTGTTTTGTACCCATTGTTTACTTGCGTAATTTAATGGGGTTGGACACTTGACAAAATGGCGCGGAACGAAATCAAGTTCTCGCTCCGCGTACCAAATTAATGGATTCACCATCATACAACTACTCTTTTTTCCTTATCAGTTGCACGGTTACAATAAATTGATTGACCGTTTTTACGAATATGATCTACAATGCCCTGAGGTGCTGACTCAAAACTTTCTCGCAACATGTTTTCGGTTACATCACTTTCACAATCAAAAACGTACATTTCGTAATTACGCTGAGGATTGTTTCTTGCCCTTAGCAATAAATGATTCAATGGAATTGATTCAGGTAATGGCAGTTCCATCAATGTATTGTATGTGCATTCTTGCATATACTGTGTGACATTGAATAGACTTTCCAGCCCATAACAATCCCACACAGCCAAATATTGATTAGTCTTGCTCATCGTCATTACCTACTTTGCTGATAAAGTAAGAAATTCCATATACAAAAATACCAATCATGCTTAAAGCTGTTATTACGGCAATGATATCATTCATAATATTCTCCTAGTTGTGTTCATCATAAATTGCGTAAGTACCAAACGGGGGATTAGGATCCTTGTCACCGTGAATGATCCATGTAGTGTCGCAATATTCCGCATCACCCCAACTACCACAAGGATAACCATCTGTAAATACAATCAAACGTTTTGGTACGTTACCAATCTCTTTGAGATAATCAAAGATTGCAGTAAAATCAGTACCGCCACCGCCTTGTGGTTCGTATTCATCAATAGTATCAAGATTCTCACTTGTAAAATCTTTTGGGTTATAAATGTCTGTATCAAAGCAAAATACATGAACTTTATAACCATCGAATGCATCCATCATTCCACCGATCTCACCGAGAAATGCTTTTGCTTGACGATCACTAATAGAACCACTCATATCAATTGCAACTACAACATCAATTTCTTCGCCTGGTGTCATACCGGGCATGACTGCATCCATATGCCAACCACGGCGACTAGGACGCATCCAGCTGTAGTCAGTGCGAATTGCACTTGTCAAATTAGTTTGAATCAATTCACGCCAAGGCATAACAGGACTAGTAACATCTTTGATAAGACGTTCAACACCTTTGGGTAATGAACCTGGTTCAGCACTTTGTGCAGCCTGAAGAATTGCTTGCTTCATCTCCTGACGAATTTCTTCTTTTTCTTCATCACTTAGTTTTGGGCGCTTGCCTTTCCCTTCAACATTTCCGTTATCACTATCACCATCACAATCACTCTCACCATCTGGATCCATGTGATCATCAAGCATTTTATCTAATAGATCATCAATGCTAATCTTTTGAATATTTTTCATGAGGTCATCATAGATAGCCTCTGCAGCCATGCCATCATACTTGCTTTCATACAAGCAAGGGACACTTGTAATGAACTCACCTACTTTATGACGTTTCAGGTCTGCGTTAACAGTATAGTCATCTGCAATGTTCCAAATCTGTGGATCACGTGTACCTCGGCGATTCATATGATCATAGACCACGTGCAATACTTCATGACCTACTAGGAATTCTACTTCCTTAGTTTTCAACATCATGATGAAACGTGAATTGTAATAGAATCGTTTGCCATCAGTAGCGGCAGTGCTGCACCATTCATCAGCATTGATTAATTGTAAGCGGGTAGCAAGATTGCCAAAGAAACTATGACGCAATAGTAAACCAACACGTGCAGTAACCAATCTTTCACGTGCTAGTGCATCAATTTTTGGGTCAGTGGGTCCTACAAGATTTTCAAAATCTTTACTACGTTTTTTCTTCTTTTTAGTTGGGGCGATAACATCACTCATAACATGCTCCTATAGATTCAGTTTTATTATTATAATACATTATAGATTTATTGTCAAATCAAGACCTTAAAAAAAGGGTGAGAATATTTCTACTCCCACCCAAATGGTATATTTAACATATACCAGGAGCTACTTACGATCCTGCCTCAACAATGTACTTACCATACTTCTTGTGGAAGTCATCAAAGTTTTTCAACTGACTGGGTTCAATCGGAAGCTTGTAAGTCTTAAGTGCAATTTTTGCACTAACGACAACCAGTTCTGTTTCAAAATTATTCATTGCATACGCAAAGAAATTGTCAGCCATTTCATGGAACTTTTTCATGTCCACTTTCTTGTTGTCAACTGCCTCTTTCAATTCATAACACATTGAAATTGCCAGTGAGTACATAGCCGAAACTTCTTTTACTTGCAAATCTTTAACCTTACCATTAAGAATATCGCTAGGCTCAGGCATCTTACCTGCAAGCTTACGGTGTGCCGCAAACTTAACTGCAAGACCTTCACCAATTGCACCACTGATAAGATTGAATTGTGTATCAGTGTCCGATGATTCATCTTGTAGCAAATCACTAACGAAGCACCAAGTACGCGGAGTAGCGAATGCGCGGCTACTAGATTTATTGTCAAAGTCATACAAGTCTTGCTTAGCAAAACTCAAATAACCAACAACATCTTTGTGAATTTTTTTATCAACAGCCCACAACTGCCATGAGTTAAAGTCGGCTCGCATTTCAATGTGAACGAAACGATTCGCAAGCGGCATCGGCATACGATAAGTAACACCTTTATCACTATCACGATTGCCTGCAGCAACGATCACCACATTATCAGGAAGTTTATACTTACCTACACGGCGATTAAGAATCAACTGATAGCCAGCCGCTTGAACAGCAGGGCTTGCACTATTCATTTCATCTAAGAAAAGAACTACGATAGGATACTGACTTGCTAATTCTTCATCAGGCAAATCAACTGGGGGTGCCCAATCCATTTTACCATTTTCTTTATTGAAGTATGGGATACCACGAATGTCAGTAGGTTCCATTTGAGCCATACGCAAATCAATCATATGACCGCCGAGTTCTTCTGCGACCTCAGCAACTACTTCAGATTTACCAATACCGGGCGGACCCCAAAGAAAAACGGGACGTTGAATTTTGAATGCGCTAAGCAATGCTTTGCGAGTTTGAATACTAGTGATAGTTAAATTATCAGATACCTTTGACATACATAGCTCCTAAAAAAATATTATTTGTTGCGAGAATTTGAATTATAGTATAAGACGGATTTACTGTCAAAACTGTTTTTGCCCAAATTATAGACCTGCCTCAAGTTCCACAATTTGTTTGAAGATTTTACTACGCTGGTCGTCAATAAAGGCATTAGTGTCCTCATCAAAACATCCAGCCTGTTCATCCAAATTGATGAGTTCGTTATACAGTACATCAAGTAGAGTTTGGTCAGCCATAATTTTACCCTTCAAACATATTAGCAGATTGTGCTGCCAATTTTTTAATTGCACGACCAGCTGCTTCACGACTGTTAGTAAATGCATAATCATCACTAAGACTATTGAAGCCGTGATACAATTCCCATTTACCGTCAACTAACCATTCAACTTTAACATCATATGCAGTATCGAACGGTGAACCGTCATGTACTATACGAACCTTACCAAAATCATTTGCTATATACATATTATAACTCCTTATGCCCAAGTAATTTCTTTTGCAGGAAATTCAATCTTACCGTCAAACTCAAGTTGGTCACGCTCAAACTGTGTGAGGAACTCGTTATCAACCAACTCCCAATCAACGATTGTTTCTACGATATAATCGTCAGCCCGTTCAATTTGTTCACGCAAAACCATTACAGCGGTTGTTGCTTCTTCTTGATCCCAAATACCAGTGACAACATACTCATCGCCACCCTTAGCTTTCCAATAAGCATCCTTACCTTTGCCGATAGAACCATCTTCGTTCCATGCATAGTTTTCAAAAACTTGGGTGTAAATGACTACTTTCATTTTTTGCTCCTGTTGTTTGACTATACCGTTATTATATAACCTTTTGGATTTATTGTCAACCAAAAAGTGTTATCAATCCAGCAACGTCATATAAGCTTCGGCGTTGTTGTCGATGAACCAATTGATGCCCTTGCGAACA